GCTTAGAAATACGACCTGAGCGTGTTTTTACAGTTGAAGGGCTCATTATATAGTTATTTAAAGATGTTTTTAAGCTGTTATTTTCTCATTTAAATACACTGGAATAAAGCGGACACCGCTATTTATTGCTGAGTTCAATAACATCTTCTCAAAATTATATCCTAGTTCTTGTATTAAATATGTCATCTCGTCGTGAATATCTAAATCCCCTGCAACCCCAAAAAGAGAAAGTTCCTCAAGGTATTGTATCGCCTGGTGAAAAAATACCTTTGATTGATTCACATCTTTTATTGTATGTTGGGCTAAGTTGAAATTTGCGAGATATTGTTCATAGTAGTCTGGATTAACTCCTGAATATTTATGTATCTTCTTCTGAATTTCTTTGATGTGTGAAAAGTCATCTACATCTCTTTTTATCATTTTAATGGCAAAATACACGACAAATGCAATAAGAACTACACTAATCATTACAATAAATGGCTATTTTTTCTTTGCTGGATTAAGCTTATCTACAATTTTAGAATAAAGGATGTGCCCCCTGGGAGCAAATTTCTTTGATTTACAGGGACAAGCACACTTTATTACATCTTTTTCAATGCTGAAAGGAATACAAAAGTCATGTTCCTCGTTTGCTTTTTCACAGAACATTGATGTTGTTTCGACCGTGTAATTCTTTCCCTTTTTAAGAACACCTATGACCTCTACATCCTTTTGACCATACATGTTTTTAGTTATAAACCGTGTCAAGAGTTCATTTATATCATCATTCTTAACAACTTGTGTTTTTACTTCCCTTTTTTCTGGTATATTGTCCTCTTTTGTATATAACTTTTCAACTAATTTTTCAGGAATAACATGTCTTCTTCCCGTAAAATCTTTACAAAACCCTGAACGCCTCCCTCTATTTGTTTCACAATCACAGAAACACTTTTGCATGATTAAATTGTTTGACAAAAAGAACCATACATGATTAGAATTGTGTTCTCTACCCAAGTTTTCACAATAATGTGAGGTTGTAGAAATCAAATAACATTTTTTGTGTTTAAACATTCTTGTAATACGAGCATTCTGTTGTCCCTCCATACTCCTACGAATGAAAGTCTCAAGGTATGCTTGGATTTCACTGTCTATGAATTCATTTTTTGTTTGATGCTTTGTGAAACCACCTTCTTTTATAAAATTGGATTTAGCCTTTGAAAGAGGTTTAATTCTTGCGGGTGCTTGACAGTTAGTCCTGACTGTTGTCAATTTAAGCATTTGAACAGTGGGTTCTTGTGAAACTTCTTGGATCATGCTCAATGGACCATGAATGTATTTATAAACTGGGAGATAAGGGGATTGTGTGACTTTTCCATTATCACAACCTTCACACCCTTTGCCTTCACACACATCATGCTTACCCATCTTGTGAGACCAAGGCATTCTAAAACCAGCCCCCGCTGTCTGTTTTTCAAGGTTTCCATAGACTGCCACATCAATAATATCATTCCAATCCTGACCCCCATATGCAGTCTTAAGAGTTGAAACAATGTGGTCTCTCAGGGATAGAGCACCCTCTTGATCCACAACAAAACCAAACCAATTAAGATGAATACCTGTTTTGATTAAATTATCTTGAACTTTTTTTGGTTCTGCAACAGAAATAATACAATCTTTTCCACCCAATGATTTAACTTTATCACAAATTATTTTTGAAATATTTTTAATTTGTTCCAAACCTAATGCTTCTTCATCTTTAAAATCAACATCAACAAAAAAGTTATAAAAAGGTGTCTTCTGTTCCACAACATAAATCTTTTCACCACTTTTTATACACTCTACACACTTTGTGTAGAAATCATCCAATCTATCAAATGGGATTGATAGGACACCTTTGTCCATTAATACATGTGATAGAGAGCTGGCATTGTTAAATTTATTTTTATAACACCAGGTTCTGAACATGGGTACTTATAAAAATATAGATTTAATTTTTTAATCTCGTTGAAATTGAGACATCTTCATTTTCTTCCTCAACGTCTTCTTGTCCTCTCTTAAGGTCTCTTTTTAAAACCAACAGTTCATACGCTTTCCTTTCCCGGTTGGATTCAATATATGATTCTGCTGCTTCTTCTGTATAATCGTGTTTTTTAAGCAGTATATCTTTTATTTGTTTCAAAATAAAACTTTTTGAATTTGAAGACATCCTTACTTTATACTGAATGTTTTTCTAGAGTGAGAAGATACACACGAATAAAACTTTGGATTTTTTATAACATTATCAATAATAAGATCCCATCTTTTTCTATTATTAAATTCTTCTAGGGTGTCCCAACTCAAATAATCATTTTCATCAAATGTTTTTTTAATTGGTAACTTGGCCATTTTCTTTTGATTTGTTTTTACTTTTTCATTATTAAATTTTGATATTATTTCAATTTGTTCATTTCTCTTATATGGAACAAAAAATACATATACATTATATATAAGTTCATCTGGACCATCTTTCACTGTAAACTTATACTCCGTGTAATCACCGTTTTTTAAGGAAACAATTCCCCTTGTTTCTTCTTCCAATTCCCTAAGGGCACATCTTAGGGGATTGGGTATTTCTCTTTTTCGACACCCGCCTGTGACAAATATCCATTCTTTGAAACGACGGTCCCGAACTGTAAGAAATCGTGGTTTATCACCTGAAAACGATACAGGAATAGCTATAGACTTATATTTCTTCATTGCGATGTCGCAAGTTATAATAACCATATTTTTTATTATTCAATATTTTCTTCCAAACTCAAACTTCCCTTAACTTCTTCTTCTTCCTCTTCTTCATGCACTTCAATTTGTCGTGTTTGAGAGACTGGTGGTGCCTCCATTCGCTCTTTAGACATTTGAACTGGGTATGGAACTCGCATCACTTGGGGTGGAGCATTCTTAAGGTCTCGCATCTCCTTAAATAGATAAATAGTTGAAATTACACACAAGGCAATAACAACAAGTGTAATATTCTCTCGTGTAAACATTATACTTTTTAATATCATTACTTTTTTAAGCAACTATCGCACCTAATTTAGATTTAAAACCCATCTCTTCGGCTGGTTGGGGAGAAGCAAATTGAACTTGTTGATAGTGTTGGTATTCATCTTTTGGTTTAGCCACGGGTTTTTCAATAAAATTTTCAATTCGCTTGGATTTAGGGTCATAAGTTAAAACAAAAACAATCCCCAAAAGGATCACGTATTTCCACATTTATTATATAAAAACATTTTTACCATGTTTGTTCTGAAGCATGGTAAAATTGTATATTGTTTGTAATGTTTATAGGATTTAGTTGGCATACATTAATCCACCCATACCCTTTTCTATGTGTAAAACGTTGTAGTTAATGGCATACATTTTTTCGTCGAAAGTTGAGTCAGATGAAAGGAAACGAGCTGAATCTATACGACTGAAGTTTAGTGAACCAGTTGGTTGTGTCTTAGCGGTGTCCAAGCAGAAACTGTAAATGAAGAGTTGATCATCTCCTGAGAGTTTATCCTGAATGTGGTAGAAAGCTGGAACTGTGGAATAATTTGGATGCGCGAATTTAAAATCAGAAATATCAACACCGTTCACTTGCAATTTCACCTTGTTTCCAGATGTCAAAACATTCACTGAGCCATCTGAACCAGAAACATTTGGACAAGAGGCAATCAATTTGATTGGGTGGTTAAATACAAGTTCTTGAATCTTAGAACCAGAACCAAGGATGCGTTGAACTTGGAAGCACAAAATATCATGTGGCTTGGAAGCAACCATGTTGCGTTCATCGTTGTCTAAGTAAACGTAGTTGGCAAAAGCTTCCCAACGGTGGTCTTCGGCACTGGAAGACCACTTGATTCGCATCTCGACATCGTGATATTGAAGAGCAACTAGTGGAATACAGGCATGGTAGCTCTCACAGTGGAAGAAACGCAATGGGTAAAAAGAACTTGATTTACCACGACCAAAGAGAACATTCTTAGCTTTAGAGTGGGTAGAAGCCAAAACATCTGGAGCGATGCGCTCTGTAAAGTAAGAATCTTGGGTGTCCACAACTTGACCCCCCACCAAAAGTTCGACTTGATCAATTACTGTAGACCAATCCATTACAGAGTTGGCAGATGTTCCATCACCGTTAATTGGAGCAATGTACACATAACTCAACAAATCCCCCTTTCGCTCGAAACGAATAGATGACATACCACCATTTTTAACATTCCCTTGTATAACTTGCTTTTCAACACTTTGGGCAAAGTTTGTGTGGCGTTTGTATGATGACTTAAAAAATGAGACCTCAGGATTTCCCACCAAATGGACATCCTGGGCACCTACGGCAACAATCTGGGCTGTACCCGCAGACATAATTATACTATTATATGATTTTATTTTTTTTCAAATGTTTAACACATTTCAAAAAAGATATTGTTTTATATTTTTTTTCCTAAATTATAATCTAATTATTATTCTCAAGTTCAACTATTCTCGCCTTGAGTTCCTGGATGGAACTAATCAAGTATGGAATGACTTGGTTGTAATCAATTGTAGAAGCCACATTACCCCAAGCAGAGTAATCATCTGGGGTCTTCTCTTCCGATGGTTCCGCGTTGTCACCCAAAATCACGGCATGTCGCAATTCTGGAGTGTCATACCACAAGTCTTGGGCAACCAAACCAGATTCTGGTCCATAGACCTCATCGCCTTCTTCCATACCAGCTCTCTTATCATACATTTGTGGTGTCAAGTTAGACACTGTAGCCAAACCATTCACAATTGTTTGTCTGTTAATCTTTGTTCTCGCATCTGATGTCACTGTGTGGATTTCACCAGTAGATGAGTTCCAATTCAAGGCTGCACTCGCAGCGGAGGAATTAACTGGTTTCACGAAGAACTTAGAATTACCACTATTAATGTTCAAAGCAGAACCAGTCGCATTCAAAGCAATAGAATTATCAGGCATTATTTGACCCGCATATGCACCAATAGCAACGGAATAATTACCTTGACTTGTTAAACCAGAACCTCTACCAATGGCAATAGCATGGTCTTTTTGTGTATCATTACCCGCGCCTCTACCAATAGAGATCGCATTCTCACCTTGGTTAGATGTACCCGCAGAAGTACCCATTGCAATAGAATATGAGTTCATTGCTTTAGCACCAGCTTCATAACCAAGTGCAATAGAATAAGAGTTTATACCGTCCATACCAGAATTATGACCCATTGTAATAGATCTATCACCAGCGTAGCTCCTACCTGCGTTAGTACCAATACTGATCGCATATTCAGCTGCATAGCTTCGACCAGCATTTAAGCCAATACTAGTACTATAATTACCCGGTTCAAGGTTTGCGGCATTCCTACCAACAGCTAGATATGAAACATTTGAGGCTTGATAATATGTAGAACCCAAGTGAATGATCCCTGGATCTCCACCACCCTGGAGAATTCGTAATGCACCCAAATTGAATAGCTTACCATCCTGAACATACAAGTTAGAATAATTCACAACTTCACCTTCGGTGGTGTAAGTTAATATACCAGTTGAATTGTGAGCATTGGAACTTCTAATTGGATTAATGTATGTAGAATTGGCGTTAGAAGCAGTGTAAAGTTCTCCTTTTGCGCTAATAATAATTGTGTTTGACACAGGGCATATGGCTCGGGCACCAATAGCAACAGAACCAATACCCTGGCTTGTTCCCCCTGCGTATGCACCGAGTGCAACAGCATATACATTCTGTCTCACTCTAGCCGCTTGGTGTCCAATTGCGACGGCATGCGTGTTTTGGTATTGCCAACCCGCTTGGTAACCAACTGCAATAGAATTATCTTCTTGGTATGATTGAGCCGCTCTCTCACCAACAGCAACGGAGTATTGTCCTTGAGGCTTTTGACCAGCGCCATAACCAACAGCGACAGCACCACGACTTTGGGCGCTTAAACCTGCGTTATAACCAACTGCGACACAGTATGTGTTTTGTCCGCTTTTACCAGCAGAAAAGCCAATCGCTGTCGCAGCCTGACTCTGGTTGCTCGCACCTGAGAAATAACCGACTGCAGTAGCGTAATTTCCTTGGTCACTTTCACCTGAACTATAACCTAATGCAACCGATGCTATACCCTGTGTTGATTGACCTGCCTTACCACCTATACCAATACTGTAATCACCTTGGGTGTCTGTAGTTCTTGTTTGACAACCAATACGAATCTTACTAACAGTGTCAGTACAATCAATATATACTTGACTTGAGAAATTTTGGGGTCCACCTGACACCTCAAATGATGTCTCCGCGTTAGAGAAGATAATAGTGTTTGATGTAATATTACCAACATTGGAAACATCGGCAAGTGTTGCTGCACCAAGCACATTAGTCAAGAGACCACCATCACCATAGTATTGCATGGCAATCACATTACCTGTGACTGTCAAGTCTTGGAGATTGGAAACAATCATGTTGCTGTAATTGACAAGCTCACCTTCATCTGTATAGGCAACGATGTTAGCTGTCACATCTGTTGAATCTCTGAGTGTGTGAATGTATGTAGAATTAGCATTACCGGTATTCTTAGCAACACCACTAGCATTCAATATGATTGAATTGTCATGTTGAGATGTCTCACCCGATTGTGCACCTAAGGCGATTGCATAATCTCCTTGGTATGACCTACCCGCTCTATAGCCCACGGCTGTAGATTTCACTCCCTGATAATAGGCACCTGCAGTACTACCAATGGCTGTTGCGTAAGCATTTTGACTTACTTGTCCTGCCCACTTACCAAGTCCAACGGCTTCATTTCCTTGGGCGTCATTACCCGCGTTATGACCGATTGCCACTGTACTGGTTCCTTGTGTTGATCTACCCGCGCCGTAACCAATCGCAACACCAGCTGCACCTTGGCTTGATTGACCCGCACGCGCACCAATGCCAACGCTATAGGAGGTTCCGCCAACATAATCTTGGGAACCAATCTTAACAGCAGCCAATGAACTGTCAGAGACAATCCATAAGTGGTTTTTAAGTTCAACATTACCGTCTTCAAGACGGAAAGCAGTTTGTGCGTTAGAGAAGATAATAGTGTTTGATGTAATATTACCAACATTGGAAACTTCCGCCAATGTTTTATCAACATCAATATTACTCAAAATACCACCATCACCATAGTATTGCCAGGCAAACACATTACCCACGACATGTAAGTCTTGGAGGTTAGACAAATACAAGTTGGAGTAATCAACAACTTCCTGTTCGTCAGTGTAAGCAATGAGATTCGCTGTCACATCGGTTGTGCCTCTGAGTTTGTTAATGTATGTGGCATATGAATTACCGCTATTCTTGACACCAGCAGCAGAAATAATAATAGTGTTGTCGTGTTGGTCTAGTGCACCCGCTTGTTGTCCAATAGCAATAGAAGCATCTCCCTGGTTTATCAAACCCGCATTTCTACCAATTGCGATGGCAGCTTCACCTTGACTTGTTGAACCCGCAGATTGACCAATGGCAACGGCGCGTCTGGCTTGTGTATTATTACCAGCATTCCAACCTATAGACACACCACCTACACCTTGGACATTTGAACCAGCATCCAAACCAATACCCACGGCATAGTTAGATTGGCTTGTTTTACCAGCATTCAAACCAATACCAACTGAACCAGCACCATACGCATCGTATGATTCGGAACCAAGATGGACATTACCAGCGCCAGAACCAGTTGAAATAACCGTGAGAGCACCATCGGTGCCAAGGTTAGATTGTTGGATTAACATGGCGGTTTCAGCATTTGAGAAAATCACTGTGTTTGAGGTTGTGTTTCCAGCATTGGAAACTTCGGCAAGTGTTTGTGTTAAGAGATTAGCAACTTCTATCTTGTAGAAATCATTCTCAATGTTGCTCACATACACATAGTTAATTTCACTCTTTTCGGCAACAATATCCGCATTTGGAATATCATTGGCACGACCCACACCAGTAACTTGCATAACACCTTGGGAAGCATGCGACTTAACAAGGATACCCAAGTTTTGGATGAGGTCTGTCAAACCATGTGGCTGAACATTAGAGATCTCACCAGGTGTGGTATTACTCACATACAAAGTATCACCCTCGTTGAAAGCACCCGCAATGCTGTTCACAAGACCGTAAGATACAGCAAGACCCTGAGCGTTAGTAGCCAAATTCTCAAGAGCTATACCAATAGCTGGCATCTTAGCTGGGTCAGAAGCATCGGCTAAACCAACATTAATGATTTCATTACCAGTGGCACCAGCCGCATAGACAACTTGACCCGCTGATATTGGAGCACCTTCAACATTCTTCACACGAATGTATGTGTGGTCAAGATATTCATTGACCCAAGAGTTTGTGGTGTTGCTGTATTTAATCACTTGACCATCGGCAATATCAGTAATTGTAATATTGTTTATTTGAGACAAGTTCATACCAACATTTGATGTGTAATCAGTGACAAAAGCCATTGTATTATTGACAAATTGAACGGTATTTGTAGTCACATTGCCAATGTCTGAAGCACCTTGGATAGACACTTGGACATTAGACAAGAAACGACCATCACCGTGGTAGTAGTTGGCAGAAACATTTCCGTTAATCACGAAAATATTAGTCATTTGGTCGCCAACCACAACATTAGCACCAACTGTCAATAAGTTGGAAACTGAGAAATCATTTTGAACATTCAAATTACCCAAAATATCAACATGAATATTGTTGGCATCTGGTTCAATAGATGAATCCGCAGATGTGTTTTGGGTGTATCCGATAGTAAATCTATCTTCATCACCGTGATGAATGAGACCCACATTATGACCTGGGTGCTCCATAACAATACCAGTATCCAAGGTATGGCTTGTGTTATTGTTGGCAATACCAATAATAACATCATCCACAATCATTGTTTCTGTGGCAAATTGTGTTAGGTTTCCGTGAACAATCAAATTACCACTGATTTCAGTATCAGTATTAACAATGACTTTTCCATCTTGTTCATAGATATTAGAATCTATCAAATAATTGTTTTCATCAACCATTGGGTATCTCAAAGCACTGAGACCGCCAATGTAAATGTTGCTTTCAGCCTTGACATTGTTGCCAGCTTCCAAATCACCAGTTGTGTGAATGTTTCCAGTCACATAGATGACATTTGAAGCCACATCATCAATGACCAAGTTGGCACCAACATTAATAGCATCGGTAAAGATACGCTTCGCGTAAATGTTACCAGAAACTGACAAATCACCAACATTTGAAGTGTGAATGTTAGAGAAATCAACAATTTCACCTTCTTCGGTGTAAGCCAAGAGGTTAGATTGGAATTCAGTCATGTCTCTGATTGGTTTAACAAACAAGGCATCTGTGTTAGAAGACCCAAATGCATTACCAGATGAGTTAATCACAATACTACCTGTGTGTTGATTTGTTTCTGCAGCATACTTACCAATAGCCACCGCATTTGTGCCTTGGAAGTTAGTACCAGCTCGGAAACCCACGGCAATAGCATCTTGTCCTTGGTTAAGTAAGCCCGCCTCAACACCAACAGCAACCGCGTTGGAACCTTGGTTTACTGAACCTGAAACTGAACCCAAAGCAACAGCATTTGAACCTTGAGCAGACACAGCAGATCTACCACCGATCGCAATGCCACCAGAACCCTGGTTGGATTCACCCGCGTTGTAGCCAATACCTATGCTTTCTGGTCCATAGTTGTGATAGTTGTCGGAACCAATGTGGACATTACCGAAACCAGTTCCTTGGTTTGAAACAATAACCACACCACCTTCAACCATAACATTACTATCAACTTTCAAACCAGTTTCAGTGTTTGAGAAGATGACAGTGTTTGTAGTAGTGTTGCCCTTATCACTGGCAACTTGGATTGTAATGTTACTCAACAATCCACCATCACCGAAGTAATAGTTGGCAGAGATATTACCATTGACAGAAATCACATTAGAAGCAACATCATCAATTGTCAAATTCGCGCCAATAGCCAAGACATCTAAGAAGATGCGGTCAGCCACAATGTTTCCATTCACAATGAGTGCATTTGAAGCCAAATCATCCATTGTGATGTTAGAACCAACTTGGAGGATTGGATCAATAAAAGCATTTCCACTAATTGTTAAAATGTTTGAACCAAACTCATCAATTGTAACATTTGAACCAATTGTCAATAAATCTGAAATGTGAGCATTACCAGAAATTTCAACAACGTTGGAACCAAATTCATCAATAAGCAAGTTGGAACCCACGGTCACAACATTGGAAATATGCGCATTACCTTCAACGAAAACAACATTGGAACCAAATTCGTCAATGACAAGGTTGGAACCCACGGTCACAACATTGGAAATATGCGCATTACCTTCAACGAAAACAACATTGGAACCAAATTCGTCAATGACAAGGTTG